GTTTCGAGACAAACCACAGACTTACGGACCGATCGATCAGATCCGAACTCGAGAGTGACACTGTCATTCGTCGAGCAAAGATCGAAATCGCAAAGGTCCTTGGTCCTATGGATCTCGCGAAAGTTGAGCGTCACCAGGGCTTTGGCCCTGGCGCGACAACCCGGCTCCGTCGAAAGAGCTCGGCGCAGGCTTACAAATACTCGGGTATACCCGAGAGCACAGCAGGGAACGCGGCACTCGCAAGCGCCTGTATTAGGCGCGTGCCAGCCTGGAATCAGGCTGTCGGAAATGCTATCCGAGAGGCCAACCTGTCCGAAGATGAGGTCTTTGACCTTGTTCGCTGGACAATAGGCAACCGCGTAACAACGGTACCGAAGAACTACAAAACGGACCGGACGATCGCCATCGAACCCGACATGAACATGTATGTTCAGAAGGGTATCGGTGGGTACATCCGGAGTAAGCTCCGTAAGTACGGGTGCAACCTGAACGATCAAACCTGGAACCAGACGCTAGCCCATTTCGGGTCTGCTACTGGTCTCTTGGCGACGATCGATCTGTCAATGGCGTCTGATACGATCTCGCGAGAGGTCGTACGCCTGTTGCTCCCGCCCGACTGGTGCTGGCTCCTTGAGCAGAGCCGGTGCACGCACGGGGTTCTTCCTTCTGAGTGGCAGGGCGTACCAATGGCCGTAAACGGTCCTCTTGGTCGTGTGCTGTTTTATCAGAAGTTCTCGTCTATGGGCAACGGTTACACGTTTGAGCTCGAGTCGTTGATATTCTACGCTCTTGCAAAAGCGGTAATTTGGGTCCATGGGCAAGAAGGTGATATCGCTTCGGTGTATGGGGATGACATTGTCATCTCTACGCACCTTGCAGACCAGCTAGTCCAGTACCTCGGTCAACTGGGGTTCCGGACAAACGCAAAGAAAACTTTCGTAGCTGGTCCGTTCCGAGAGAGTTGTGGTAAACACTACTTTCAAGGAAGCGATGTCAGTCCATTCTACATCAGGAAGCCGGTTCGGGACCTGCAGACGCTCTTCCTCCTCCACAATAACTTGTGGCGGTGGTTGGATCGTCGGCAGTTCGACCTCGACCCGGTGGTGTACGACAAGCTGCGAGGAATCCTTTCCTCGTTGCGAGCTCGCGCACCGTCCAGATGGAGGAAGCAGCTAATACCGGATGGAGTTGGCGATGGCGCTTTCATAGGCTATCTGCACGAGCTTGCCCCCCCTGTCCGCCATCCTGGCGGGTGGGAGGGGTGGGTCGTGCGCGTCCTTCAAGCATCCAAGCGAGAGCTTGAGTGCGAGTTGGACGGCCAGCTTCTCTGGAGTCTTCGGTGTCTTGAAGACAAATATGAGGCGGCGCCCGATTCGTTCGGGTTCCGTTTCATACCTATAGCTGCCCAGCCATCAGAGGCTG